ATAACGTATGCGAAAGTTAGAATTAACCGCACCCTCATTATCATAGTTCCAAATGATACGTTGCATCATCTTGCGGATGCCAGCATCACCCATCGTATAGTCTGGACCGCGATAGATAGCAGACATGTCTGTACCATCAAAATCATTTCCAGATTCTTGTTTAAATACGAAACCGTCGTACCCTCCGTGTAGGATTGTTTCTACACCACTAATAAAACCTGATGTACAACAAGAAGGTCGAATACCACGTATGTCAGCATACTCCCAACCAACTCCACCATCAACACCTGCTTTAATTACTCCTAGTAATCCCGGTGAAGATACAGCACTACCAGTGTCATCAGGAAAAAACAAACGATATTGAGACTTACTACGAACAACAACGCTAGAAATGCGGTCTGTATCTATGTTGTCCAGACGAGGCTGTACCTGTTTAGAAATCGTACCAAGTTCCACGTCTCCGATTCTTTCAGTACCAGCAATCGTGCGTAAACCATCGGGGGCTAGATAAACAAGGTCACCTGATATTTCCTGAATACTAAAACCATCAACGCAACCAATAGCACGAGTAACTGGAACGACAGCAAAGTCAGACAAGCTAGAGCCTGTAATCTTGAAGATAGCATCCTCGCAAAAAACAAATAGATTTTCACGAAAGACCTTGATGCCTACGATAGGTTCGTCTACCTTGATGCTACCCGCACCTAGTGACGCATCAAAACTATCCTCATCAAACGGCACACTAAATATAAGTTCTTGTGGACTTGCAGACATGCCAGCATAAAATGCGTGGCTTCTAAATATCTCTACAAACTTGGGGTTAGCAGGTCTACCAGATGCGCTAACGTCTGTTACAGAAGAGTTATCGAAAACAGATGCAAGATTTGCACCGTCTACCATAAGCATCTTATCTGTGCCATCAAAGTTGTAATTTACAAAGTTGTATCTTCCAGCACTGGTACGACCTGTATCTATGCTAGTATATCCGCTACCTGTGCTTTTAAATACAGACGTACCTTTTGCAACAATCGCTTGGTCTTTATATATGTGTATCCCAAGAATTGTACCCGAAGAACCCCCTACCTGATTACTGTCGAACTTGGTAAAACCGTTCATACGACGGTAACCACCGTTGATATCCGGTTCGAAGTTTTGTAACTGTAAGGCAGCACCGGGTGGGATAGAAAACGTATCTTTATCCAATACCAAGCCACCGCCCAAACGGACAACAAACGGGCTAAGAAGCGAGGTATCTGCCATTAAACTGCTCTCATGTAATCTTTCTTGTTGATGAGTTCGATACGCATACGAGCAAGACCAGCCTCATAATCACGTAACGCAAGCTGTGAGAACTGCACGTCCGAACGAAGCATGTGTGCAAAATATCTTGCACGGTTTACAATCACGTCGTGGAAGCGTTCTGGTATAGTTGGTGTATCTGTGTTTGCTGACATATCTGTGGTTGTCTGATAATAGTAATATCGTATTGTATACGTAGATACATCGGGAACAGGGGATAATCCTATCTTGCTATCTGGAGTGGTATAAACATACACAGGCAATCCTCGTGCATCTCCTGTTGGGTTTGTATCTGTCTCATTAAATCTTTCTAAGTATTCTTCGAACGAAAGATACTTTAATGTTCTCTCAGAAGTGCTTGCTGACTCTTGCACAGTGAAACTATCATAGTCTACTGTCTTTGCATCAGACTCTTCGCTGTACTCTGCAGTGCCTGCCGTGGTAGTAAATGATTGATTAACAACAGTGAAAGGCCACTCAATTTCAGAGTTAATAATATCTCTCTGTGCTTTATTAATAAAATCCTTTACAGATGATTGAATACCACGAGTCGTGCTGACCGTGGTAATTTCCACTTCATTAATTTCACGTAGAACAGCATTAATTAATTCAAGATAGGTCATGTTACTCTTCTATGACGACGTACTTTTTTAGCAATCTTTTTGGGTTGTCTGGAGACTTGTTTACCTGCTTTAGTTGCTTTTCTTTTAGCACGGGTTGTTGCAGCGTACTCTTTCGCTGATAGGGACTTAATGGCCTTCTCAGGTAAATATCTTTCCCCGGTTGCTTTTGGACCCTGTGTCGACGGCTTACCACTTTTGGTGCGCCACTTCTGCTTAGTCCATGCCTTCAAAGAGCGTTGGCTCTTTTTTAGTGCCATCTTTGTTCTCCTGAGTTAGCTTTACAAGCGTAGCAAACTTTTCATTCGCTTCAGCATACTTATCAATAGCTTTATCCATCTCTTCAAGTAAGTCTGGATGTTCACCCACAGCAACTGCATTGTTGAGATAATTAGTGAGTACATACGTTGCATCTTTCATCTCCGCTTGATATTTAAACAACAAAGCATCTATGGCTAGTTTAGGTAAAGACATTTATTTCTCCAAATACTTTAGTATACAATTCTAGATAGAAGAAGTCAACACAACAACAAAACAGGTAACCATTGCTACGATTGCAATTACAGCTATTGCTGTTGCCTTTGCTGCTTCCCAAAACTCGTGTTCTTTACGAGCCTGCTCTATCTTTCTTTTCCTTTCTGCCTCTTTTGCTTCCTGTATTCGTTTAGCACGTTCGTTTACAATACCTGCCCATGTTCCGGGTCCAAATCTCATATCTACAAGGACGGATACTTCACGTAGTTTTTCAGCCGCCAACTTCGCATCTATAACTTCTTGTGCAACAGAGTTTACACTAAAGGTATCTACACCTGCTTTTTTGTTACGTGCTTTTTGAGCCTCATGTTCCCCGCGAAACAGGTCATCAATTTGACCTGCTATTTGACCGATATCTTTAACAGTGTTGATATTAGACTTAATAAAGTCTGTGGCCTGCTTTACGAGAGCGATTCCTGTCAGTACCTCTGCTACAACCATAAATCACTCCACAATCTTTACAATATAGTTTTTACCGTCTGCACCCTTGCTAATCTCAACTGTTTTGTTTTCGCATGAATATCGAACTGTGCCTGTATCCTTGTATAAATTTCTTTCTATGGTGCGTTTAGCCTTTAAACATTTAGATAGTTGTGCGTAGGCTGTATGCTCTGCTACATGACCTGAGAGGTACAATATTAATGTGATGGTTTCAGTGACCATTTCTCATCTTCTCAAGACGGGCTTCTATGGCACTAATACGCTTCTCATAGAACTCCAGTGTTAGTTTTTGTTGCTGGTCGTGAGGTAGTCGACCTTCATCTGCCTGTACAGATAGTTCGTCTAGTTGTTGTGCGAGGTGTTCGATTAGCATAAACTGCTCAGAGTCTGCTGGCAAACTACCCATTTCACCTCTGGGCCACTTGATACGAAATTCTGTGTTGTGGTCCACGTTTGACTTCATCATAGTGATGTTAGTCTCGATGGTGTTAAGACGCTCTATAATACCAAAGTATGCCCAAGTAGCAAGAGACGCTGCTGCAACCATGCTGATGATGTTGCGAAGAGGCAGCGCAACTTCTGTGTTCTCGCTTAAACGAGGCATATCTTACTTACCTTTAGCCTTACGTAAAGCCTCTTTGCCTTTTTTAAATATACTAACAACCTGTGTTTTGCCCATGACTTTAGCACGTTGTTCACCGACAGTTAGTATCTGTATCTTTCTAGCAAAAGGTTTGTTTATTTTTTTTACTTTTGCAACCGTTGCCCTAGCATCTGCAGGTGTTGCAAATTTTATTTTTACAGTATCTTTAGGATTTTCATCGGTGTAGAGTCTACGCCCTGACCCCTTGGGTTTCTTGCCCGTTCCTACTTTTGGGTCTTTTTTCTTAGCCATTAGTTCTTATAACCGCCGCCTGCTTTTTTGTAGGCAGAAGCCAGCATTTGCGCTTTTCTTGCTGACCATTGTCCCGGCCTTCCGCCTTTTCCACCTGCCTTAATACGGTTGAACAACCGCTTTCTCATTCCCGGCTTAGTATAGTTGCCAGCTTCATTAACTCTACTCTTGCTTTTCTTTTTTACCTTGCCGCCCTTCTTCAATTCTTGCAAAGCATCTCTATACTTGGGTGGCTTTAACATACTAACTCCCCATCACGCATAGCGGTAGCCAAACGTACCGCCCGTTGTCCTACTTGCGATGCCCAACGCGAATCAAGCATCTCAACTGCTGCCAAAGAAAAATCGCGGTCATGTATAGCTTTCCACATGTTTTTAAACTTGTTTAATCTTGGCATACCGAGATTTATCGCCATGTCTAAAAGCACACGACAACGAACATCATCAAGTCCTGCTGTGCAAGGGTGTGATGCAATTAATTCTTTTTCTACAATATCTATGTCGTTGGATAAAAGAAAACGAGCATGAGCTTCGGTTATGCCCTGTTCGTATACTTCTGTTTTAAGCATGTTCATAAAAGCAAGTTCGCCGTCAGTGATACCTCGGTCTTCAAGGTTCCTACCAACACCGATTGTGTCAATGCCAAGGTGGTCTTGATAGACTTGCAGCTTCAAACCTTCGTGCAGGATTAACTGGTCAATGAGTGCTTCACGATTATACTGCATCATTTACCCCTCGATTCTCTGCCTAGATAGATACCGTACACACCTGTCATAACACCCATTATAACGGAGACAAATGCAGACTGCTGTGTTGTCGGGTCTTCTAAGTTCATAAACCACTCCGCACAACGCCATGACATCGCAACAGAAGCAATCATAGTTAGTTTGGCTGTAACATTAAATTGCAGCCATCTTTTCCACCAGTCAACCATTATTTTTTACCAAAGAATTTTGTAGCTGAACGTACGCCAAAAGAAGCGGCAACGATAACTCCCAAGGAATATTGATACCACTCAGGCATTTTGTTGAGTTGTTCAAAGCCATTCTGCACCACACCTTCCATGCCGGGTATAAAAGCTAGTATTAGCGGAATACTAAATAAAATTACTAGCCACTCATCTTTCCAGCTTGAAGACGAAGCACGTGCCATCTCCAAGTCCCAATCAATCTCACCGGTAGCTTTTTTCTGCATTACTACAGCTTCAGCTTGCGCCTTGGCTACCTTTGTAGCAGACTGCGCCTTCTTTTCTTCTACCTTGCCCTCAAGCCATGTAGAAGCAATATTACTTATTGGCCCTATCAATGCAGTTAGCATTTCCACCTCTTGCGTGCTTGGCGTAAACGGCTGTTCGGATTTTTAGCCGCTTTAGGAAACTTCTTCATTTGGCCGGCGCTACGAGCGCAGAATGACTTACGCCTTTTAGCAGCCTTACTGCCCGGTTTTACTTTTCCTGTTACTGCCGTCTTAAGCTTACTGCCCGGATTAGCCCGCCTGTAAGCTTTGACACCCGCCTCAGTCATCCCTGCCCCAGATTTAGTGGGGCGGAAGTTTTTTTTGTTACGGGGAGGCATTTTACTCGGTTTACGAGCCATGTATTACCCTTAAGTGCCAGTAGCACCATCTATTCTGTTACAAGCAGGTGTAATCTTCAACTCAAAAGGAAACAAAGTGCCAAAATCCCTTGACATTTCCAAGTGACGAGCCTCACACTCTTGTATTGTATCATACGGCCCTCTGTTATCTTCAACGATTAAACATCCAGTAGGCAGCATAGGCGAACACGCCAGCATCATAGCAAAAAACATAACTTGTCCTTTTTGACAATTAACTACAGCATAAATATAAAAGGGGCGGAATAAGACGTTGGTACAAATTCCGCCCTAATCTACCACTTGAGAGACTGCAGCGAACCCCGCAGGAATAAGTACAGTATCAAGCTACTATGGCAGGACGGGGTTAACCCCCTTCATACTGGATGAAGCCCTCAGCAACCAACGCTTTTTCAAC